ACCTTGCCGGTTTTGCTCGTCCAACACATCGACCCGACGCTGGGCTTCGGATTTTCGTAGACGAGCCGCTTCCTCGTTCTTCTCGTTCGTCTGGATTGACGCGGCTATATCTTCGACTATCTTCTGGTTCGCCGACTCAACCGTACCGCCAATGTCGATCCATTGCTGCCGGGCATTCGTCGCCGACTGAATCTGTTGCGTCGTCATACCTTCCATCGACGACATGAAGTTGAGGATCTGATCCTCGGTCGGCTTCATGTCGAGGAACGCAGCCATCTCCTGGCCCGCCCTCGCGCCTTCCCGTCCGAAATCCTCCTCTAGCTGGCGTCCTACCTGATCTGACACCGCCCCTGATATCGCGTCAGCGACCTCCCCAGCCGCCGCAGCGACTCCGCCACCGCCGCCTGCCGCAGCACCACCACCAGCCGCAGCACCACCACCAGCCGCAGCACCACCGCCTGCTGCTGGGGCTGCAGTGGGTGGGGGCACTACTCCTCCCGGTGCGAAGACCGGACGACCTGCCGCGTCACGCTCAAGGCTGGTGCCAAGTATGTTCGCCGTTTCCTGCGCCATCTTCTTGGCGTCAGCAAGTTTCTTCCTGGCGTCAGCCAAATCGGATAGGCCCGCTTCGATATTGGCCTTCTCCTCGATCATAGTTTTGGTGTCGGCGATTAGTGTGAGCGGGTTCCAGTCTGTCTTTTCTTGTTCTGCCCGTAGTCTCTTTCTCGCTCCGGTTATCACATCCGAATACGACTTGATCTGGCTTTCGGCCAGCCGCAGCTCGTCTTCGATATTGGCCTTCGCCTGCTCAATTGCGGTGTCACGGGCCTCGCCCTCTGGCATCGCTAGGGCTTTCCTGATCTTGCCGCCCAGCATCTTCGTCCGTTCAGCCTGCATCTCCCGCAGGGCTTCGGATCCCTCACGCACCACGTCACGGAACTTCTGGAACGCCTCTGCCGCTTTCTGCATCCCGATGATGAGTGCGCCAAGAAGCAGCCCACCGGCCACCATCTTGAACGTCAGGAACCTGGCGGTGAGTGCCTTCATCGACAGGTCGGCCTTGAGCAACGCCGCCCACAACGCCGGGATCGTCGTCATGTACATCGTCTTGATCCACGCGATGGTCGCGATGATCGCAGTGTTGAGTCCCAGGAACCCGGTGATCTTCAAAGCGATCAGCGCGCCGAGTAGCGCAGGATACTTCGCCAGAAACGAACCCACGGCACCGACGACTTTCATGATCGCCGAGAAGCCCGCCATCAAGGACGCCTTGTTCCTGTCGAGCCACATGACGATATTGGCGAGAGCTTTACCGATCTTCTCACCCATCTCCTGGAACTTCGCTCCGCCTCCTAACGTGAACGCACTGATGTCAACGTCCGACTTCTTCAGGCCCGCCATGATCCCTTCGCCGACCTCGCCCAACGCGACGACGACTGACTGCTTGATCTTTCCGAACGCGAACGACACCGTTTCCTGCATCTTCAGGAACGCTTCTTCCGTCGATCCCGCAGCGTTCCCCATCGACCGCACATCCTCAGCGAACGCCTCGGCGTTGGCTGCTGCGGGTAGCAGGGCGGTGATCGCCCGCACGTTCGGGAACATCTTTGAGAGAGCGTCGGGGTTCTCGTTGGCGACCTTGGCGAGCAACTGAAGAACGCCGACGATGCCCTTGCTGCGGAGGGTCGCCGTGTTCAATTTGAACCCGAACTCCTCTGCCGCTTCCGCTGCCTCCTTCGCTGGCGACATGAACGTGGACAGCACCGCCCTGATGCCCGTGGTGGATATCTGGGTGTTGATGCCTGCCCTGGTCAGACTCGCGTAGAATCCTCCAAGCTCCTCAATGGTCAGGCCAGCTTTGGCAGCGGTCGTCGCCACCATCCCGATGGACTGAGCCAGCTCGGGGAACGTCGTCTTGCCACGCTTGACCACGTTGAACAGGATGTCGCTCACCCGCCCGGCGTCGGTGGCTTCCAGGCTGTAAGCGTTCATCATCGTCGTCAGGACATCCGCCGCCGTCCCGGTGTCGGTCATCCCTGCCGCTGCCGCTTTGGAACTCACCCGCAAGACGCTCAGCGCGTGTTCTACCGGAACGCTGGCACTCAGGATGTCGTACAAGCCTTTGGACAGCGAGCTGGTCGATTCCCCGAACTCGACAGCCATCGACCGCAACTGCTTCTTGAACTTGTCCATCTGCGGGCCGGTGTGCCCGCTGAGCATCGTCGAGACGGACGCAAGCTGCTTCTCGAAGTCGGCCCACACCTTGACCGCCGCACCCGCACCGACCCCGGCAATCAGCCCGATCCGCATGAAGCTCGCGCCGATGGCCTGGCCAGCCTTGGCGGTCGCCGCCTGGAGCTTCACCAGACTGGCCTGCATCTTCTTCAGCTTCGCATGGAACATACTCGTGCGAGCTGTGAACGTGGTGACGAGTGTTTGGATTTCACCTGGCATCAGTCATCAACCTCGTCAGCGATCAGCAAGCTGATGGAACAACTGAAGAACGCACCGCCGTCGATCCGACTGAACTCCAGCACGTTGTCGAGGAACCGGACACCCGTGTAGGTCGTCCCGTCCGTGTGGGTGTAGCTGAACGTGTTGCTCGGCCCCTTCGCCACGTCGTTGAAGTAGGTTTGCAGCAGTGCCTTCTGCGCAGCGGTCAGGTCATTGAACGCCAGCACCCAGACGTTCTGCGTTTGGTCGTTCTTCTGGTAGACGTAGGTTGTGCCGTTGACGGTACGACCGGAGACGAACCGGGCTTTGGGTCGCACGCTCTGACCGCCGCCGACCGGCCCGTTCATCGTCACCGTTCCGAGCGTGACCGTGTCAGCCATCAATCATCTCCACCCACCGGATCGCTGTCGCCCGACCGACGCTTCTCCCTCGCCGCGTCCTTACCGGCTCGCCACTCAGTATACCGCAACCGGGCGTCTTCGGGCGATATGCCTTTCTCAGCCAGCCACTCCCGGTGGTATGGGCGACGGTCCAGGTAGCCCATGCCCTCGTTCGTCAAGCAGCTCCCGATGGACAGCACCCGTGCCTCGTCCGGCATCTCATCGTATGCGGATCGCAGGCTCAGTGCGCTGTCCTGGCCGGGTCGCACCTGTATAGCTGCCATCTCGCGCAGCGTGGTGTCGATAGACTTGCGCCCCTTGTTGTCCGTCTTCGCATAGGTCGAGGCGGCGATCATCCACTGGATGTCCGAGACTCTGGCTTCGTTGATAAACTCTAGATGATCGAAGACCTCCATCCAGTCGAGACGGTCTATGGCGTCGATGTTCCACCCGTAGTGATACGCAAGCTGGTGTTCTATTACGACCCACCATCGGTCTGATCGCTCAGTTCCACCACCCGCTTCATCACTGTCGTCACCGACGCCATCAGTGCGTTTCCCTCCAGTTCCAGGATCTCCGTCAGGTCATTGACCACAGCCGCCGCTTGACGCAGCCGCAACCAATCCACCGGACGAGTGACACCCTTGAGGGATGACGCATCGGCCACGCACGCCTTCACGAAGTCGGGCGTGAGGTCGCCCAGGATCTCGTCGAGCGCGGCCATCAGGGGAGCCATAGCCGCTGCCCCTTTCTCCATTGCAGCCGGGTCGCTGAACACCTCACCAGCCCGCAGAGCGAGCCGCTCGATGATCAGGGGCTTCAGCTTCTTGTAGCCATTCCAATTCAGCACCCCCACCCTGATCGTCTCGCCCGTGGTCAGTTCCACGTCGATCACCTGGGGCCGTTCCTTCTCCTTCGCCATCCGTGTTCCTCCCATGAAAAAACGCTAGGCCAGCCGGTTGTGGTTTCCGACTAGCCTAGCGTCAGGAGGGCAGCGACTCAAGCGGCGAGTTAGCTCAGGTTCAGTAAGCCGATCAGTTTGCCGTCATCTTTGGCCGTGTCAGCGAGAGCGGCATATTCGACTTCCATGATGCGGTCGTCGTCGTTGTTGAACGCCAAGCTGACTTCGCCGATGGGCGTGGTCGAGTAGAACGCGACGGACTTGGCGGCATCGGCTGTCAAGTAGGGCGTGATGTCCATTGACTGAGTTGTGTAGATGTACCCCGCCGACCGACCAACGCCCTTAGACGTACCAGCGTCTGTGCCGGGGTCGTAGACCTCGTTCAGCGTGGCTTGTGACCACTCAGCCCACGGGACGGTCACCCGCACCTCGTCACCCGTGTGGATGATCGCCAGCGCGGTCGATCCGTACTGGTCAACGATCCGCTCACGGTTCTGCGGCGTGATGGTCGCGGTGACTCCCCCGGTCGTGTTGCCGATGGTCGCTTCCGATGCTTCTGCCCCCAGCTCCACGTCAGCCGGTCCACCAACAATGTCACTAATCGCCATGAGTCATCTCCTGCTATGTCGTTTTCCGAATCGTAACCCGCCATTCCGTGGCCAGGTGCCTGATATGCTTTCCGTCGTCCTCGATCTCTACTGTACCAACGAAACGTGACATGGTGCGAGTGCAGTTTGTCACGTTGTAGTTCGTCGTGCTGATCTGCGTGGTGACCACTCGCGGGATCTCCAACAGTTCGTCCAAACGTGACTTGATCTGCTCGTTGGTCCTGGGGCTGGTTGACCACACGTCGATCTGAACCTCCGCGTGGAACTCGCCGTAGCCGGTGACCGCGTTGTCCGCTCCGTCGGTTACCTGCCACAGCGTCAGCATCGGGAACCCGGTCTGTAGCGGCGGGTCACGTTCGTACACGGACGACGCTGATGCCAGCATCGCCGTCAACGTAGAATCACCCACCAGGATGTCGC